TTGGGATTGCCACTCACCTGGAAAGCCGCATGAAGAGCCACCAGTGTTCCAGCCCGTTTGAGTTGAAGGTGGTCCTGAGTTACTTCGTGGGCAACATGCGCCGCGAGGAATCTGAAATTCATGGGCTGTTTGCCCAAAAGCGGGTGAGGGGCGAGTGGTTTGAACTGAATCATGCGGATCTTGAGGCGATTTCCCGCAGGAGCTTGCTCAATGACTGACAAGGTCACCAAAGAAGTGAAGCGTCGCGATACCGATTGGGAGGCTGTCCACCGCGACTTCAGGACTGGCAAGTTCACCGTCCGCGAGCTGGGCACGAAGTACAACATATCGCACCAAGCAGTTGCCAGGAGGTCCAAGCTACATGACTGGCAGAAAGACCTTTTGCCAGAGATCAGGGAAGCGACAAACGCGCTACTTGTCAAAAACATTGTCAACAAAGAAGTTGCCAAAGCTGGACAAGAAGTTGCCAACACCGTTTTAGCGGCTGCGGAGATAAACACGCAAGTTATTCTCAAGCACAGGAAAGACATTGAAGCTACAAGATTAGTAGCGTCGCAGCTTCTTGCAGAGGTGGCAAACAGCAGCCTATTGGTTGAAGAACAAGAGGTTCTGGCAGCAATTTTGGCCGGTGGAAACTCTTCTGAGCCCACAGACACAAAAAAGCTTGCTGATGCGAGAAGGGTAATTCAAAAGGCGCTTGATATTGGCAACCGAGTTGGCAGCGTAAAGCTATTGGCTGACACTTTCACCAAGCTTCAAGGCGCTGAGCGCAAAGCCTTTGGACTGACCGACGTCGACGACGGCGACGACACGCCCAAGGTAACCATCAAAGACTTGACCGGTCGAAAAGACTGATGGGCTCTGAGTTTCAGTATGCGTACAAGCCGCAAGGGCCTGTACTGGAAGAGTACATCCTGAGCGGATACCAGCGAACCATGATCATGGGCCCGCTTGGGTCTGGCAAGACGAATGCCAGTTGCTGGAAGGGGTTTCGCGTCATGTGCGCTCAGGAGCCAGACGCGCAAGGGATCCGGAAAAGCCGTGGTATTGCCATCCGGAACTGTTATGACGACAAGACTGAAATCCTGACCGAGCGCAGAGGCTGGCAGTTGTTCCAGAACCTTGAAGAGGATGACAAGGTGGCCAGCCTGGTTGATGGCCTGCTGCAGTTCGTTCTTCCGACCTATTACTACAGCGCCCCGTATGACGGCGAAATGGTCACATACGAATCTGAGACTGTGAATTTTTGCGTGACGCCAGATCACCGCATGTATGTATCAAAGCAGGAGACGCGCGCCAAGGTGTGGAGCGATTACCGGTTTGAGCTGGCCAGCGCAATTGAGGGTAGCGGGGGCTTCCGAGTAAAACGCGATGCTAAATGGCAAGGTGACGCGCAGGAACTAACACAAGACTTTTTCGAGTGGCTTGGATTTTGGTTTGCGGAGGGGCATGTTGGCAGCACGGATTGCGAGGACGGCGGTACTCGTCGCCGGTTGATGCTAACCCAGGTTAAGGCCGACGGTATTGCTTACGCAAAAGATCTGTTCGCACGCGCTGGCATCCCATATGCAGCTTCAATGCGGACTGATAAAGGTGTGAACTTCAGGGTTTCAACGACGCGCTGGAATCCAGATCACACAGGGAACAGGCTGTATCGACTTCTGGAGCGCGTTGGAAAGGCCACTGATAAGGCGGTTCCATTTTGGGTAAAGCAGGGTACCGCAGAGCAGTGCCGCGCTTTCATCAAAGGGTATGTGGCTGGCGACGGGTGTGTGCGGAGCAATTCCACGGTGGCCTACACGAGCTCAAAGCAGCTAGCCGATGACTTGCAGGAGATTGCCTTGAAAGCGGGCATGGTTGCCAACATCAATACGCGCAACCGTGTTGGTTGCGTCATGGTGATTAACGGGCGAGAAACCAGCCCGACAGCGCCAGAGCACACCATCAGCTTTGTGAAGAACCGCGGCATTGAGCCAGCACTGCTGCGAAACCAGTGGAAGCGTACGGCCTACAAGGGGAATGTCCATTGTGTTGAAGTGCCGTCCCACATCGTTTATGTGCGGCGTTGCGGCAAGGCCATGTGGTGCTCCCAAACGTACCCGGACCTTTTTTCGACGACGATTAAAGACTGGCTCGATATGTTCGAGCCGCTGGGAAAGTTCAAGCAGGGCGGCATGGAGCCGCCAACGCACTACCTGAAATTCAAGCTGGGTGATGGAACAACCGTAGAGGCCGAAACCGTCTTCTTGGCGCTGGACCGGGAAGACCACATCAAGAAATTGCGCGGGATTCAGACAACGTGGGGCTGGCTCAACGAGGTCAAGGAACTGTCATTCAGCGTCGTGGAAATGCTGGACTTGAGGATTGGACGCTATCCAAAGGACGTGCGACCGACCTGGTACGGGATATTTGGCGACACCAACGCGCCCGATAACGACCACTGGTATTACCGACTGTCAGAAGAGCTCAAGCCGGAGGGCTGGAAGTTCTTGAAGCAACCCGGCGGCGTCATAAGAAAGACGATCAACTCTCCATGGGAGCCAAACCCGGACGCTGAAAACGTCCAAAACCTGCCGCTGAATTACTACGCCAACGGTGCCCAGGGCAAGACAGACGCCTGGATTCTTATCAACCTGGCCAATGCCTACGGCTATGTCAGTGATGGAAAACCCGTTTACCCCGACTACCACGACCCGACGCATTGCAGGGCTTTCGAGCTGACACCCGGCTTACCGCTTCATATTGGACTGGACTTCGGGCTTACCCCGGCCGCCCAGATTGGCCAGAGGATGGCCAACGGACAGTGGCGAGTCAGGTATGAGATTACGACAAAAGATACCGGTGTGATTCGGTTCGCCAATGAGCTCAAGACGTTCATTGCGGCGAATTGCAAGGGTTACACGATTGGCAGCATTACCGGTGACCCGGCGGGCGATCAGCGCCAGGCGGGCGACAACGAAGAAAGAACGGTATTCCAGCTTCTGGAAGCCCACGGAGTCAAGGCGGTTCCAGCGCCTTTCAACAACGATTTCACGATTCGCACCGAGGCCGTTTCAGCCCCGCTGCGCCGAATGATTGACGGAGAGCCCGGATTCTTACTCCACCCTGATTGCAAGGTAACCCGCAAGGGAATGCAGGGTGCGTACAAGTTCCGGCGCATGAAAGTTTCCGGCGACGAGAGATATCAAGACATGCCGGTGAAAAACGATGCCAGCCATCCATGTGAGGCTTTGCAATATTTAATGCTTGGCGGTGGCGAGGGCCAGGCAGTGATGCAAACCGTCAGCACAAAAGCACAAGAAGACGCCGCAGCAAGCTGGCGCAAAAAACGAGGCCTTGCATGAAGCACGGCACGAATTCAGTCCTTTGAAGGAACATCAAAATGGCAATAGAAAAAATAGTCGAGCTGCCCGACGGCCGAGTTGTGCGTGGCATGACGCTTGTTCACCCCGAGACGGGACACCCGCACGCTGCCGGTAGCAACATCAACGGGATTTTCCGCGAGTCTTTTGAAAGCTACACGCCCAATGGTGACCGCTGGGCAGAGTCCAAGGCATCGGGCGACCTGGTGTTTGCCGACGGCAATGCGGCCAGCGCGTCTTATTTGGTCGTCAGCAAAGACCCACTTACCGCCGGCACAGAGACGGTTATTGAGCTGCAGTCGAAGTATCACTTTGCGATGCCGGTCGAAATTGCGTTTGGTGCGCATATGTCCCAGCGCACATTGGGGCAAGAGTTTTCCGTCGAAGTTGTGGACAATGGCACGCCGCTGCCGGATGTGCAGGAAATTGCAATTGCGTCCATTTCGCAGGCGACAACTGTACTGACCATTGACACCACGCTTCCGCACGGACTGAGCGTTGGCAAGTCGATTGGTGTCAATGGCTGCGCCAACGAAGCTGCAAACTACCCAGCGTTGGTGGTTGCTTCTGTTCCGACGCCAACGCAAATTACCTGCACTGCTGGCCCAGGCGGTACAATCTTGTCACAGACCATTACCAACCCCTCCGGGGAGAAGGGGTCGATTTACTTCCGCGAGCGCTTTGGCCGCGCCAACAACGGCGTGAGTCAGATTTTTGAAAACGGCACGGCCACCAACGCCTCGCTGTATGTCCGGTCGGAGTCTGGTGATGCATTGCCAAGCGGCACCGCCGCCGGCAACCACTCGGTAACAGTTGGAAGCACCGCTTCTGCACAACTTATCAACAGCGCATACACCTACGCTTTTTCAGCATCAACTGAGTACCGCCTGCTGATACAGTCCGACCGCGTGCAGTGGCCAGACAGCCCCGTTGATTCAAACGTGGAGATGACGGGCCGACTGACGCGAACCCAGGTCTGCCCGAACCCGGAAAAAATCTACAAGCTGCGAATCCGGTCGACCAACAACAAGGCGCTGACCGTGCCCACGGCGCAGATTGTCACTGCCACAAAAGTGGCTTCGACCACGGCGAACATCGTCACAGATCTGCCCCACGGCTTGATTATTGGCGACCCTGTTGTGCAATATGGCACGCGAGCACAAGGCGCAACCGAGTTTCCTAACCTGCTGGTGGCAACGTCTGTCGCTTCGATTGTCAGCCCGACTGAATACACCATTGTTCAAGGTGCGGCTGGAACGATTACGAGCTACGGAGGCTACGTCGCCAAGGTGCAGGGTGGCAATTTGATGTCAGCGCTAGGTGCTAACGCTGTGGTCGCGCAAAACGCAACGCTAACCACGCTGGTAGACGGCACTCGCCAATTGGTGCTCACAGGCAATACCAACTGGGCAGGGTTGGCCATCGGTGACTTGGCAGACCTTGTCGGTGTGCGTGCGAACTTGACTGGGGTGAGCCTCGGAGTTGATGGTCCGTGGAAAGTGGCAAACTTTGCGACCACGGCGCTGACGCTTGTTTTGCCGTTCGCTGGACAGCGCATATTGCCCGCAGACTTTGCCTTGACGGACTGCGGTGGCGGCGTCATCAAGCGCACCGATTTTCGCATGAGCTTTGCGCGTGTCTATGACTACGAGCGTTTGCGGGTAGAGGCACTTTCCCGCCCGTCTAGTGATGCCGCATCCGGCGCGGGCGTGACTCTCAAGGGTGGAATTGCTGGAGCTAGTCAATCCGGCACATGGACTGTTGGCGCTGCCGGAAACACAGCCCAAGACGCAGCAGCCCCCAACCCGGTTGCAATGGGCGGCCGTGCTGCTAACGCCAACCAAGCGGCAATGTCTGCCGCTGGCGATCTAGTGCACACCATGCACACCATGATTGGCGCTTTGATTGAGAAGCCATATGCCATCCCCGAGGCGGAGTGGACGTTCTCGGGTGCGCTGACAACCACTACCGCAGTGTCGATTCAGACGGCCGCTGGAGCCGGTCTTAAGCGGCACATCACAAGCCTGTGGGCTATCAACACAGGCGCGGCAGCAGTTGATCTGATTATTTTGGATGGCTCAACAGAGCGCAAGCGGTACCCGCTGCCGATCAACGTGCCGGTCCCAGTTCTTTTCCCGACCAGCATCCTCAACACAGCAAACACCGCACTCAACGCCAACTTGAGCGCGGCTGGCACTGTTCGTTTGAACGTAACCGGCTACACCGCACCTTAAAGGAGATTGAGCCATGCCACGCAACTACGACACCACGGGCCACAAGCCCTATCCTCGCGTTACTAAAGTCGAAATCAGCTACTCGCCCGCTGGAGACTCTCACACCGAATACATGGAGCAAATGGCCGTGGTCGATGGTGATGGCAATGTGCAGCACATTGACGCCAGTGCTTCGCGTCACATCCTTGACTTCGCTTCGATTACAGAGCCGGTGCAATTGGTCAACCCTGCAACCGGAGAGCACATCGCTGGGCAGTTTGTGACTAAGCAACAGGTCATGCTCTCTTTGCTGGCTTTCTTGCGTGCTGACCAACTGCGCAGAGACCAGGCTCTGGAAAGCTGATGATCACCGTTGCGTTTGTCAAGCGGCCGTGGTGGCACCCGGCCGGCATCCTCATTCGGTGGGCGCTGCCGGTAAGCCGCTTTAAGTGGGCTCAGGCAAGCCACTCCATGATCCTGGATGGAGACTACGCTATCCACGCGACCATGCTGCATGGCGTCGTGCGTCAGCCTATGGCCAAGGCGATGCGCGGACAAAAGCTTGTCTCATACCGGCATTACGAAGTGCCAAACGCCGAAGCCGGCCTTGAGTGGGCGCGCAGTCAGGTAGGCAAAAACTACGACTTTGCCGGCGCTATTGGGCTTGCCCTTAAACCCAATAGGTCTTGGCAAGAAGACAACAAGTGGTTTTGTCACGAGTTATGCGCTGCGGCCATCCACCAAGCCGGACGACAACTGTTCAGTAGCTCAGGCCATGTAACTGACACGTCTTTGATGTTGGTCCACCCTGGCCGGTAGACGAGCGGCAACAAGAAGAATTGAGCGAGGCCTTTCGACATGATGAAACCAACCAAGCAATACGATGACCGAAAGGGTGATCCGTCACGCGATCTTTCGGGCTCGGACAGTTTCAGCATGTACGCCCTTGAGAGACTTCTAAGGTCTTGCTCTGATCAGCCGATGTGGCGCGAGCGCGCATCCGTGGCAGATGCTTACTACGACAGCCGCCAATTGACCGAAGAGCAAAAGCGCGATATCAAAGCCGAAGGCCTTGAGGTGCGCGTTATCAACCTGATTCGGCCAGTCATCAACTCGGTTTTAGGCCAAGAAGCCAAGAGCCGCACCGACGTGAAGGTGGAGGCCGACGACGAAGACCATGCCGACGTGGCCGAAGTTATCAACGCCAAACTCAAAGAAGCCGAGCGGGAGACTTGCGCTCACATGGCGGTCAGCGAAGCCTACGCGCCCATGGTCAAAAGTGGCTTGGGCTGGGTCCACGTAAGCAAAGTGAGCGACCCGCTGGCTTATCCGTACCGGGTTGAGGCCATACCACGGGAAGAAGTCTGGTGGGATTGGGAGGGTCAGCGCGGGCCCACACTTTTGCACGGCTGCCGCTGGCAGGTTCGCAAGCGCTTTGTGGATCTGGATGAAGTTCAAGCCGGCATGCCTCAGTTCAGAGATATCTTGGAGCGCAGCACAACCGGATGGCCGGATCGATACGACCTGGACAACAGTCACAACCTTGGAGAGCCCGAAAGCGCGCGGCTTTACAGTGCCTATGAGACTGAGCGCCGGTTCTACGTCTCAAAAACAAATTGGTTCGACAGCGCGCGCAAGATGATTGCCATGTATGAGGTCTGGTACCGAGTCCCGGCTACCGTGGCCGTGCTGCACATGAGCCCG